TAGAAGTGGTTATAAAGTTCATCAATTCGGTCTTCTACATTTTTAACAATGTATTCTCCTGCGTTAAGTCTTTTGACAGTTTTCGAAAGCAATACTGGGATAGTTTTAAAAAATGGTTTTCCTGAATTGGTTACTCCAAAACGATAAATAACTCTTTCAGTTAAGAGTTCAATTGCATCAATATAAGATGTCCCAGAATCAAACCAAATCCTATCAATATATTTTCCTGTTGGAGTTACTAAATCTGGATTGTTTAGCCAACTTTGTTTTTCAGAATAAGTTAAAATCCCTGCCTCTATTAAAAGGTCAGTAACTACATTTTCTACTTTTTGCGGAGTAAAATAATACACATATAATCCATTAATTTTGGTTTCAAATGGTACATTCGGATGGATAAACACTAATTGGTTTTCTTTCCAATCATAAGTAAATTCAGAATTCAAAGTTAATTCGTCATATCCTGTCGTGCTTTCATTATACAAAAAAGCCCGATAAATCCCTTTACAACTTGAAGGCATATCATATTTTTCTTTTTCGGCTACTACGTTGTATTTAATTTGTTTCCCCCACCATAAGTTTTTTAGGTAGTTTTCAGCTAAATAAGCTACATAATCACGCCCCGTAATAGTACAGGTTTCGCCATCGGCACTCTTGGAAGTCGAAACATTATCTATAATTCCATAAACCCAACTCCAGTGAAAATCCTGTTGTTCTGTTCTTTCAACTGTATTGCTTGTTTTATAACTTGTGGTTAATGTTGTATTTTCTGGAACAGTAAAATCCAAAACTAAAAAATCACCTAAAGTAAAATCAGGTGCAGGACTAAAAAATATATTTATGGAATTTCCTGATTCCCAATCTTCTTGATTCACAATTTCCTGAATTATAGCTGTTATATCTGTTTCAATTACATAGTTCCCCGGGGCTGTGGGATATGGTATACTTTCTTCTGTATATGCAGAAGTTTTTACTCTGGCTTTAAAATCTTCCAAGCTTGTTATTTTTGCTGAGTCGGCTATTTTTTCTGCATTGATAATAATACTTCCACTTAAATTATTACCAGAACAAGAAGACGCATCTAATATATCTATTTTCAAAGTAGTATTATCAATTATTGCTCCTTGTGGTATTTGAATATTGGTTAATCTTATTGATGTTTCGCTAGGGTATCCCATACAACATCTTCCCACATGAGTAGTATATCCTTTATCCCACCATTCCCCTCCATATTCAGGGTCACCACATACCATATATTCTGTTGCTTCTCCGAGTTCAACATTTATAGTTGCCTCTGTTTCGTGGTCAGTATAAAACGTATCTTCAACTGTTATACCTGTATTTATCCCGATATATAACTTAATTCTGCGCCCCTGTTTAATATAGTCATATTTACTTTTTCCTTTGTCGAATAGAGAATATTTGTCAAAAGTATTTAAAATCTCAATCATAAAGGTTTTAGCGCAGGTCTTTAAGAATAAATTAGTAATATTAGATTGAATGTCAAAATAGGTAACACCTTCCAATTCGATGAAGTTTCGGCTACCGTCCCTGTCAACTTCAACCTTTCCTAATAAGACATTTCCTCTTGTTTCAAAATCACTTAAAGCTAAACCTTGTAAATCCTGCATTTTAAACCTCTATTACGCTAAAATTAATATCGTATCCTAAGGCAGTTCCCAATATCGGAGTTTTGGTCATTGTTTCAGGTACTATCCTGACTGTGTAGTTATTACCTTCTGCGTCGATTAAGTTTAAATTTTGGTTTTTGCTGTTTTGTAATTCACTCAAGAAATTATTCCAGACTGTATTGGTTACATAAGTTATCCTAATTGCAAAACTATATTTATCACTTGTGGCATATTGTACTCGTTTACTGCCATCCGCCATAGTATGCACCGCCCCATGGACATTGTAATTAAAATCTATTATTCCATATTCAAATTCTGTTTCATTCCCTAAAATACCTAATTTAATCATCTGGCAAACCTCAAATTATAAGCTCTGGATTTTGAGATAATTACATCCATTAATTTATCTCCAACTCGGTTAATTTCACGGTCATCCAATCGTTGGGTATTGATTATGATAGCACCTTCATTAATATTGATACTTGCCCCACTTTGCCCGGGAGTGCTGACAATTTCCTTATCTTTCAATAAAGCCAAACCTTCGCCTCCGGGAGTCGGTGCTCTGAATATTCCTCCAGTATGTAATTTTTGGACTTTATAGCCTTCAGGATAATCACTTTCTGATAATTCATTTAATGTTTCAGTTATCCATGATTCCCCACTCGGTGGAGTAATTCTGTATCTATTCATTTCTGGTTGAGCAAAAGTTTCTCCAGCTTCTTCTCTTTCTTTTCTGAGTTCTTCAAAATATCTTTCATTTTCCTCAACCTGTTTACGATATTCTGCCTGTGCCTGTTGCATACGATTATAATATTCTTCAAAACTCTCTCTGGCTTTATCAACACTATTTCCCACTCCTTCAAAACTATCTGCTAAATCAGCATTTTCTTCTGTTAATAATTCGGAAGTCTCCAAAGTCCTTTCTTCTTCATCAGCCAATTTTTTCATTTGCTTGTTGGTTTCTTCTGTTTGTTCAGCTAATTTCTCGGTTGTATCTACAGTTTCATCTACTGTTTTCTTATAAATTCCCAGCTTCTCGGCAATCCATTTAATACCGTTTCCTAACCATTCAAATCTTTCAGCAATCCAGTCAATTGATTTACTTATAGCTTCAGTTACTGTTTCCCAATTTTTCCAAAGTAAGACAATTGCAGCTATAACCGCACTAATACCGGCAATCCACCAAGTCAAAGGATTCGCTAAAATAGAAGCAGTAAAAGCCCAAACACCTTTAGCTGCCATCATAATAGATGGGAAGAAATTCGATTTCATTATCGTACCAACTACAGTCATAGCACTACCTATTCCAGTCATCAATGGTGCAACTCCAGCAGCAGCCTCAATATAACCACTCATGGCAAATTTTGCTTCATTAAACCAATGCTGTAACTTTTCCATAGCTGTTCGGGTACTTGCATGGACTTCAGCATTTCGTTCTATAACTTCAGAGCTTTTTTCAATTTCCAATCGATAAGATGCAAGCTGTTCTTCGGTCAATCCCAAAATTTCCAGCATTTTACCGAGGTCACCATTGGATTCACTTACTGCCTGTCTGAATTCCTGTCTGGCTACTCTTGCAGTCATTCCTAATTCTTTTTCTAATGCCCCTACAAGTGCAGCTGAATCATTCAAATCAAGCCCAAGCTCTCTTAATTCAGGTCCAGTTCTTTCCAAGAATGTCAAAAATTCTCCAACATCACCAGTAGTTTCCTGTGTAATATAACCAAAAGCAGCTAATGCTTCTTTCTCTTCTCCAGCGGCAATCCCTACTGCTTTTAAGGCAACACCAGCCTCTGCCAATGTTCTTGAGTTTTCTCCAGTGGCATCTCCAACCATATCCCAGAATGTAGCATATTCTTTTAAGGCTTCAGCGCTTCTGATTCCCTGTTGACTGCCCAATTCCATAAGTTCCAAAACTTCCTCTAATGGAAAGGTAACATTAGAGGTAGCTATAACAAGGTCTCTCATAGATTTTTCAGACATATCCAGAACTTCACTCATCCTGCGAGTTTGTTCTACCATCTCTCTTTGGTCTCTGGCTAATGCCTCCAGTCCTACTCCCAACCCGGCAATAGCTATTCCCGATTTTTGTAATGTCCCGCCAACTTTATCCCAATGTGCTTTCATTTTATCGGTTGCATTTTTGGTTTGGCTTTCAATTTTTCCGACAACTGGACTTACTTCGTCCGTCGCCTTTAAAATAAATTCAATCGGTGATGCCATTTTTGCTCCTTTCAATTATTTCCATAGCCCTGTCCTTAGTTTCGTCTCTTTTTGTCATCATAAGCTGAAAAAATATCTTTTGTTTGCGAGTCATCTCCTGATAAGTATTCACTATTTTAAATCCCATCATGTGCATATTGTATATTTCTATACCATCGTTAGTCTGTGCGAAAGGATTTTAATTCTTCTAAACCTTCCTTATCTACTTTGCTGAATTTGATAATTTCTTCCGCTATCTTTTTGACAGTTCCCGGTGGAGAAATCTGTCTGATTTCTTCTTCTGTTATGTCCATTACCATTCCATGTTTACAGGTCAAAACATCCATATCAAATTCTACTAATCTGCTTTTACTGTAATCTGTTTTCATCTTCATCGTTTCTTTGGTTTTTACTGGGTCATAAACTTCTTTTCCATTTACTTTTTTATATACTGGTGTCATGTCAACTTGAAATATACTTGCTCTTTTAGCCTCAATTTCAGCCCATTGTTCCTCATTTAACGGTCGTATTTCAATTTCCCCACCGGCTATTTTTATCATTTTAGTTTTTTTAGTTCCTTTTAGAAGTTCTTCTTTCGTTAACATAATGGCTCTCCTTTTTAACTTTCAATATCATTATCCATATCAGTGTTGTTGCTTTCTATTGTTGCCAGTAATTCTGTATTTATTTCGGTAACTTCATCGGCTAAAGTTACTCCATTCACCATAGCATAAGCGCTAAAATCATGGTCAATTGGCGCTCTTCCAGAAGGTTGAGCTTGAACATTGGTATACATTACTTTCGGGAATTTCAGTTCTATGCTTCCATCATCTCCGCTGTCGATAGTGATAACTATTTCTTCATTAGTTGGTCCGTTGTCACCAATTCCGCCTGCCTGTCCCCAGTATTTCTGATATTCGGTATCATCTTCAAAATAGAGAGTTCCGCTTAGATTTACATTTCTCGCTCCTACTGGAATTCTACAGGGATAACGAGTTCCAATTCCCTTTCCTGCCGGTGCATCAGCGTTGTTTTCTACTGTGATGGTTATGTTTTTAACTTTGCAATTATAGATATTCCCACCGAAAGTAATTCCTGCAGCAATAAAGGTTAACAAGTTCTCATCAAACAAACTCAAGTCAGCAATTGCCTTAATAGTAGTTTTGGTGTCTTTAGCACTTACACAATCTATAGTGCAAAGTATATAATCATTTTCAATTACCAACTCAAGACTGTTAATTACTGTACCGGCAAAAACGTGTTCACCTAAATCGTCTTTCCCTATTCGGGCAGTGAAGCTCGGCAATAATGTGGCTTCCTGTCCATAGATTTCATGAGTGTTAGTGCCACCTCCTCCATCAGTAAATACATAGTTTCCTAAAGCCCATTTTAAAATATATCCTAATGCCCTAATATTAATAGGAAAAACTATATTACCGCTCGGTGAATAAAACCCGGGTCTTAAAGATGTCCTTCCGCGATATAGTCCGCTTTCAAATTCTATATTAGGATTGTCAGGTACGTCCAAAGTCGCACTGGCTATTTCTACATGAAATTTTGCTTCTGGTGGTGTGTCTGGATTGAAATTAGCTTCTTCACACGCACCAAAATATCTTCTAACTGTCATATCAATCACTCCTTTCTTATTCTCTTACTGTAAATTTTA